CGAATACCGTTATGGCATCGGTCTGAGTAACCAGAACTTTGTTTGTCAGTGGATCAACATTTACATCCAACACTGCATCAGTGGAGCCGGATTGAAGCAAACATTCGGCAGAGGCGACGAACATACCTTTTTCCGCATCGTACATCTGGCGGACTTGGGTTGCGGTTGGGGTGGTGGCTGACGTTCTAGCCAGAGCCAGTATCTCGTTAGTCGCTGGAGATATACCAGCGGGACTGTATCCCATCTCATAAACAACGGCTGCTGTCAGCGATCCTGCATCTGTTGTGTTGGATGCCTCCAAAACGCCATCCACATACAAATATCGCTCTGTACTCGATACCCGCACACAGTCGATCTTATGCCATTTGCTATCGTCAATTAATGTTATGCCAGTGGTTCCGACATTTGAGGTGGCTCCAACATCTTGTATATAGGCTTGTCCACCAGAAACGAGAGTACAAGCAAAGCTCCTTGATTCATCGCCATTCGAAAATCCATGTAGCCAAGCATTGCCACCACCTGATGTTTTCACCCAGACCGACATATAAACACTGCCTGTACCGATTGAGTTCCAATCCGCATCATCGGCACGGGTGAGATTGTTGGAAGAAGACCAACCGCTATAGCCCTTTAACTCTGCACTGGTTTCCACAACCGCTTCGGTCACAGTACCGTTCTCGGTGAGAGTATTGCCCTTGTAGCTGCGATCAACTGTTTTGCTGTTGGCTAACCATGCGCCACGGATATCAACAGGCAAATAACCAGTATTGTAAGTGCGGTTGATCAGCGCACTCATCCCAATACCTTGTATAGCAGACTTCACTTGGTTCAGGCCGCTAACTAACGACAGACCGTTTGCATCACACAAAGCGCCCAGTGTACTGGAAAAAGAAATTTGCTGATCAGAACCAAGTATTTCAGGGTAGCTTCCCGGCTGACCCATGTCATTCTCAGCCCAATCATCCGCTGTGATAGTACTAATTGGCAGTCCATTACGTTTCATGCGTCCAGCAGCAGTGTCAGGGTAGACAAAGAAGCCATTAAATATGGCGCAGCCCTTCCCCCCGACAGTACCGGCTTGATCGTAGGAAGTGCCGTCATCTTTGATGATGGCCGAACAATCTGCACCAGTTCCGTAAACCAGCCCAAAAGTCGGGAATGGTCCCCCTGTTCGTGGATCATATGCTGGTTGGTCTGATAACCCGGCACAAACAGATACAACATCATTGTTTGTCAGTGCCGGTGTCGTGCTGCTGGACAATGTTCTAGGCCAGCCTTGAGTCCGTTCAGCCCATGCACCTGAGTGCGGATCGATGATGGCGATACCATCCTCCGAAGACACAATGAGGTAGCCCATGCAAGCAGCTATAGCTGTCGGCGTAGCCGCAGCACTGAGATCAACAGTGGCCAAAACTGTTGTGGAGGGGCTTCCTGCCGATTGTTGCGTCAGGTCCCAGATGTTTATTTCCGTGTTAGAACCCTCGTCCTCAATGGTAGCAAGCATCAAGCTGGAGAATACTGACGCCTTGTTCCACAGGCCATTCCACGCCCGACCATCGACCGCAGGCCCAAATATCACTTGGTCTACAAAATTGGCGTTGGTCTGAAGCACCCCACTGAAGGCTTCAGTAAGACTAAGACCAGCCTGGGCTACCTTTGTTACGGTCATGTCTTATTCCTTTGGGTTAGCATCTTTAACCGCTTTTAATTGTGCTGCCATATTATCGGGGAAAACTCCGGCGTGGTATAAGGCATCTAGTTGATCTCCAATATCAGGATAGGCTTCTCGCCTTTTTTGTATATAAGATGTAGCCGCTTCTGCCGTTATCAAAGCATCCAACTCAGTTGAAACTTCACTCCATGTGTAAGGACTAGAAACCTCAACGCCATCGTTATCATACCAAGTTACCTTGGTGCCAAATTCTGATGCGTTCGTAACCGGATCATTGACAGATGCGGACCCCCGCCTTCCGGCTTTTTGATCCAGTGATCCAATCGCTTGTGCTACGCCGGTCATGCCAAGACCTCCATAACAGTGATTCCAGATGATGCCGCTGGCTGATAGTCAAGTTGACTCCCACCAGTTGCTGTATCTGTGCCATTTACAATTATTGTGGATGTGTAGGTTGCGCCGCCGCTTACCTTAATCGAATAGGTTATTGCCGAAGTGCTACTAGGGCTATCCAAGAATTGAAAGGCATCGCTTCTCATGCCATAGGTATACCAAGCAAGACCGGGAGTTGTTTGACCGCTGGTTCCTCTAAAAGTTACCGTGCTTGGATTTCTACTTGCGTCTGCGGCTCCTTGGCCAACTTGGGTTGAATCCCTAAAAATCCCGAAATGGATTGTGCCGTTTGCGGACGGAACAAGATGCCAGGAAATGTAGGCCAAAACCAAAACTTTCGAGCTTGTTGCAGCAGGAGTGATGGCTTGGGTCAACCCAGTAATTGCGGCGTACGCATTTGTGGTAGTTGACGTGATGGAGGTTCGATCAGTTTTTACAGCCTGAAGAACTTGCCCAATCTTTCCGCCGCCAAATCCTGTAGCAGTACCACTATTAGTAACGGTAGCACCACTATCAATCGTCATAGTAGAACCCGATAAAATATTAAAATTGTTTGCAGTAAATCTAAAATCATCCGCACCAGCAATCTTAATATCTATCTGGTCATCGGTATCGGCTGTAATACTTGTATTGGCGTTTGCATCAAGAATAAATTCTTGGCCGTTTACGTCTAATGTGCCGGGAGTAACAATGTTACCCCCCAGTTTTGCAGACGTGACAGCCCCGTCCTCAATATCCGAGGTAGCTATAATAGAACTAGCGGGGGCAGGGCCGATATATGCCATTACGTAATCTCCAGAATCGACAACGCTATATCGCAACCAGCACTGGCTGTAAGTCTCAAAAGGTCCGTGGTCTGCAACACGATCTTATTGCCCGACAGTAATTCTAGGGATGATCCTGCCGGTATTGGCGCGTTCGTAACCAATTCAACGTTTGCATTAGTTTCCGTGTCTGACGTGTCTGATTCTATGTGAACCGTAACTGTAATAGAGCTAGACTGAACATTTCCAACCATGCAGCCAATTACAATGGCCGTTGTGCTACTGGGGACCGTGTAAACGGTAGCTATGGTTGAAACGTTAGCCTTGGTCTTTATTTTAAACGTATTGGCCATTGTATTATCCTAACGCGATTGCCATGGCGACAGCGTCTCCATCCGCTGCCGCTCCAAGGCTTGTTCTTGCCGCTGCCGCTGTCGAGGCTCCTGTACCTCCATCGGCAACCGCCAAATCAGTAATACCGGTTATAACACCACCCGTTATTTTTGGAGCACTCATTGTTAACGTATCCGTGATACTTATTACAGCCGCCCCGGCACCTGCACCGTCACCGTACACAAAATTGGCAAAGCCGTTTGGTATGGTTATGTTAGCGCCACTACCCTGGCTCAAAATAACGGAATAGGGTCCGCTGGAGCCGGAATCCGTAGTGGCATTCACCACCATAAGAAATACCTGGGTCGTATTTGGAGCAATTGTGACCGTGTTATTTGCACCCAAAGCTCCGGTAAATTTTATGACACGGTACATGCCATCCTGAAGGTTTTCCGTGCCAGAACCTGGAGAAGCTTCTCGTACCGTAAGAGTGTGGGTCGTTCCTGTTAGCCCAACGGCCTTGAACGAAATAAGGCGGTCCAAAATATCAATGTTGAAATTGGTGGTATCGCCCCACGTTCCGGATTGCTCACCCGTGGCAATTTTCTCAATTCCAAGATTTGTTGTGTAACTGCTTACCATTAATTGCCCCTATGCCGCGATATCCGTCCAATTCGGCGTTTGTGATGTAGATATACTACTAAAATTCGGCGTTTGTGATGTAGATATAGCACTAAAGTTTGATGTCTGGCTTGCGTCTATTTCAGTCCACAGTAACACAGTTCCAACTGCCGTTGTAGCTCCAAGCCCTGTAACAGAAACAGTTACACTGGCTCGTGCTATTACAGTGCCAACAGCACTTGTCCCAGCCACTCCCGTGGCCGATACGTTACCGTCTGCCGATACAGTTACACTTCCTGCTGCACCTGTCCCGGCCAACCCTGTAACCGCTACATTAGCGTCTGCCGATACGGTTACGCTTCCTGCGGCACCTGTACCGGCCAATCCTGTAACGGATAAAATTTGATCCGTAGATACTGTTACGGATCCTACCGCACCAGTACAAGCTAAACCCGTCTCGGTTATAACCTGATCCGTGGAAACAGCCACAGACCCAACAGCACCTGTTGCAGCTACTCCTGTTACCTCAACAGGAAGAGCAGTACCCCAAGCACCGGCTCCCCAAGTAGACCGTCCCCAGCCGGTTTGAGTCGCCATTGTCTAATTGCTACGCAATCCGAATGATTGCGTTACTTGCATCCGCTGCTGGAAATTGAACAGTAAAGTCGCCAGAACTGGAGCTTTTGTCTGCACCAAAATCCAGAATAACTACCGCAGGATTGGTTAAAGAAATGGACGTTGTATTTGGCGTCGAGTTATAGATCATCGCACCACGAGCCGTAATCGTAGAAGAACTCCAGGTGGAGTTGTCAAAGTCTAAAAATGCTGTGGTTCCAGAAACAGTTGGATCTACCGAATTAAGCGTATTTCCACCCGAAGTATAGCCCCCGCTGGCAGCTACTTCATTAGATGTAGTAAATGCCGTGGTGGTTGCATCTAGACTCGCACTACTTGTGTATAGCGCCAATTTGATTGTATCACCCGTAGAGGTGTCAAAATCATGTGAGCCAAAAAGCAACTCCTTCTTAAAGGTGGTTGCCATTGCCTGTGTGATGGCCATGTCACAGTCTCCTTATCAATTCAGCCAGTTGCGGGCTTCCCGCGTCCTTCAAAGCATTATATACCGTTGTTCGATCACTTTGGATAGCTTCCCGCATGTAAGCGGCCACCAGTCGTTCTATTTGTGCTTTAAAAGCAAGGGCTTGGTCCCGTACAGCGGGATGAGCATCCATCGAAACGGAGATGATCTCCTTGGCGCATCTCTCTGCGATTTCTTCCGGAGTAAAGCCACGGTTTTCTGTCGTGTGTACCAGCACCTTGTAATCAGCGGGCATCTCCATTGCAGCCATGCCCATCACTGCACCTCACGTCGCACACGATCATACCGGTATTCGTCTCTGGTCTGACGACCTTCGCCCAAATTCTTCAGGAACACGAGGGCTTCTTGATACCTTTGCGTGTAAAACTGAAGTACGTCAGCCTCGCCCTTCATAAAGGTATACGCCTCGACCAGGGAACCGTACAGCAACGCCAGTTCCGCGTTATCCCCTAGATAAGAAGTTCCATCACCAGAAGTGCTAATAGAAGTGGGCCGAAAATAATAGTGTAATTCTGCCGTAAATCCGGAATTAGGGGTGGGAGCCAGGAGAAAAGAAGCTTCGTCCCAGCTACCATAATATTTAGGAACCCCTGTTGTGGCCGGATTTGGTGTGTAGTCCTGCAAGAAAGTTATCTGCTTGTATAACAAAAACTCGTTAGCCGAAGCGTTGATGATACTCAATGAAAAGGGCGACAGAAAATCTGACGGTTTGGTCAGGAACTTGGTGCCTGAAGTCACGACCCCAGACTGGTTACGCCGGAACACGTCAAGCTGGCACTCCTTGAGAATGCGCTCCTCCGCGTTCAGGATAAACCGGGGCAGTTGTGTTACAAAGGTCGCTTCAGCGTTTTCCGTGTAGTCCTGTATCGCCGTTTTTAGCGTGGTAAATGTAAATGCCATGTCATGCCTCTACCGTCACAGGACCCGCAGATGCAGGAAAGCCCCCACCGAAGATGGATCC